CAGTGTTGTTGTTGTGAACGTGAACCTCGTGAGGCTGATTATCGTGACCAACAATCTCCACAACAGCAGTCCCCACAGTCACCTGTCTATGCTCTATCGGCATTATTGCACCTCGTAAACGGCACCAGGGTTCTCAGGGTCAACCTGCGCCACCGGCTGCAACTGAGTCGAAGCCAAACCAGTATGAGCAATCGGATCAAGCCCAACCGCCGACAAAGACTCCGCAGGATCATAACCAGACAACACAAGAATCTGAGCCATACGAACACGCTTCTCATCAGCCACAAGGTCAGCACCATCAATGTTGATATTCGCTAACGGCACCCGCACATTACTTGCAGCCGCATCGTCAATGTCGCTCATGTCCTCCAACCGGCGCACATCATTGATAGACATCACACCAGCCTGAATCATCGTGGAATAAGCCGAAGTTCTTGCCTGAATATCAGCGCGAGCCAAACCGTCCAGGTTCCACTTCACAAACGCTGTTTCCCCACCAGGGTAACGAGTCATCAAAGGTGAGAACGCATCCTCAAGTTTCTGAACGATAGGTCGCAAAGTGTGAGTGATGAACTGAATGTTGTTTTGCTCAACCGAAGCGTAAGTCGTAGTCCCAGGAATGTTCAACATATTTGCGGGGATATTGAAAGCGCGGGCCACATCCTCCACAGCGAATCTGCGGGCCTCAATACTCTGCGAAGACTCAGGGTCAATCTGCGTTGTTTTGAACTTCGCACCACCCGACAGAATGCCGGTACGGTGGCCTCTACGCCAACCACGGTGAGCATTGTCGAAACTGTTCCGCAAGTTCTCGGCCTGCTCTTTGGTCAGGTTGGAATCAACCTCAATGACACCCGAAAGGTTGGTGCCATTACCGAAAAACGTGGAAGCAAACTTCTCCAACGCCAACGCCAAACCAAAGTTTTCTTTCAAAGCCTCCACACGCGAAACACCACGGATAGTGCCAGGCCGCAACACATCAGGAATGAAAATCACTTCCTCCTGCGAAAGCACCTTCCCCTCACCCTCAACAGTGAACGTCAACGTGCCACGAGGAGTGCGCTTCACCTCAACAGCGCGAGGGTTTAGCACCACCAGGTTCACAACCTCACCGGCACGGTTCGAGAACACGCGAATGAAAGCGTTACCGTCAAGCATCAAAGACACAATGACTGAGTTATAGAACGCCACCCGAGGCAACGCAATGTCCGGTTTGTCAACCCATGAAGGCTTAGGTCGGAACGCACGCCTCTGACCGTCAATACGGATGAAACAATCCAAAGGCAAGGTGCTAATCGTGTCAGCGATAAGCGACACGGCAGAATAAACCGCGTTCACCTGGAACACAGTCTTGGAATCAATCGCAGTGTCCGACAGGTTCCCGAACGCTAGATCGTCACCGGCCTCGAAAATTGTTTGAAACGAAACGGCCCGCTGCTCAAAAAGTCTATTCAGCACTTATTATTTCCCCAACGCGAATCCGGTAATCAACAAAAACAACCCACCAACAACCAACCCGGCAGGAACACTCAGCAGTAACACGCCCACTGTAATTCCGGCCATACCCGCAACCTGCAAAATCGTAGCCATCAGACCCCTAACCAAAAAACTCGGGCACAACCGTTTCTTCTATCTTACCGGAGGCCCGGTCAACCGCCAGAATCGCGGCTACACATGCATCAATTTTTCTGGGGCTCGAGGGGGACTCCTTCTTGATGTGAGGGCCGGCAGGAGTCAACTTGATAGCCGTGTTACTTATGTGGCGGGCAAGCAACGGATCGCCGTCATGGATTAGGCGCTTCTCGGCCACAGCATCGAAGAATCCGGCACACGCCTTAATCATTCGTTGCGGGGACTGCGGAAACGCCACCACCGGCAACCCCTGATTCTCCAAAAACTCCATAGACCGTTGCCAACGGAACGGGTCGCACGCGATCTCCTTCACATTATGTTTCTGACAGAAATCCAAAACTGTTTGCTCAACCTCCCCAATGTCCACCCGCCACTCAGGGCCGTCATGCTCCAAATCCTTCTCCCACGCCTTCACCATAAACACCTTCACAGGCTCGTCACCCTTCGGAACAACAGCACCCACAATCACCGAAGCGTCACCGTTATATGACCCGTCAAACCCGAGCACAATCTCATCATCCGAGGTTAGGTTTACCTCACCAGCACACTCATCCCACGACCCGGCAGGCAACCAGGTTTCCACACTCGACACCCACTGATTGCACCGCTTGATACGAAACTCCGCTTCAGGTGTGCGTTTGATAGCCGAATGAAAATCCGACTCAGCATTCAAATCGCCAAACCCAGGGTTAGCGGCCCGCCACGTTTCAGGGTCACGATGATCAGCCCCCTCCGGTGCCTCCCACCACGCCATAAAGAACGTGTCATCCTTCTCCTCACCCGAAGCCAAACGCTTCCCATAGTTATAGAGATTGAACGCGATGGAATCTTTGCCAGTGCGATCCGAACGAACCCCAGCCGTAGTGATCGCAATGAGGGTCGCAAGTTTCCCACGAGCACCCATAGCGAGCGAGAACACATCAAACAGTTCCCGGTCAGGTTGCGCGTGCAACTCATCAAATATCACCGTGGTCGGGGACAAGCCTTCCTTAGTCACAGACTCAGCACTGAGCACCCGATACACAGAGTTGAACGAAGGCAACTCAATCGCATCCCGATAAAGTTTCGTCAACGCTGACAGCTCCGGCGAAGCCTCCACAGTGCGCTTAGCATCCGCAAACACAATGCGGGCCTGCTCCTTCTCCGCAGCCACCGAATACACTTCCCCACCACGAGGGCCCAGAATCAAACTGTAAAGACCAATCGCAGAACCCAGCGCACTTTTTCCTGATTTCCGTGGCATACCGACAAGGGAAACACGTGCACGGATTCCATCCTCATCCCATGCGAACAAATGTTCGAGCAAAGACTTCTGCCACTCACGCAACACCAACGGGCTCCCAGCCTTACCCGCCACAGAGTCCTTCGTCACCATACCGAAAGCCTCAACGAAATCCACCACCGGCTCCATAACCCGACCCTTAGCCAACGCCGTTTCAGGAACCGGAGTCAACCAGGCCGGAGGCCAACTATCCACGCGCATCCTCACGATTAGCGCGGCGCTCCATCAACTCCTCAAGTTTCGACTTAGCCTTCACCTGACTAACACCCAGGCGCATACGATCCGTTGGCGTGAAACCCAGCAGGGACAGATTAGAAACAATCGCCTTATCCAAGTCGCGCAAAGCCCGGCGCTCATGCCAAGCATCAATGTTCTCCAACACGTAAGACCGCAACTGCTCACGCTCATCAACCATTTCACAAGTCAACTGAAGCAACTCAATATCAGTGTCCTGCGAAATCCACGTCTGACCAAGCGACCAAGTACGATTCCACAAATCCAAGCCATGCCCATCAATACGGCGCAACGGTTCTGGTGTGTCAGTAACCTCATGCAACTCAATCGAATCACCACTGACCGAAGGCGCACGAGAACCAATCAGCTGCTTATTGCTTGCAGACTTACCAGGGTTAGGCACCAACATCCTCCAACTTGTCAGACTTCCGAACATTACAAACCCAATGAGCTAGCTTCAGATTTTCCAAAGAATCAACGCCGCCCTTAGAAATGGGGATTACGTGGTCAAGCGTAGCGCCAAGCTTCGAAGTCCTCGGCAAAGACATATCCACCAACTGCTTGCAAATGTGGCAAACGAAACCATCACGCTCCGCAACCTCCTCGTGAGTAATGCGTTCCACCGACTTTGCGCCCTGCCTGCGAACCGTCTTAATCCGATTCCGCGCACGCCTAGCCTTCACCTTGCAATCGTCATGGTACTTACCGGCCCCAGTGTAGGAAACAGGCAACTCAATATCACCGTCACAGAAACCGCACGACCAAATTTTCACCGGCCCACGCTCTGCCATCAGGCGCTGATGACGTTCCCTAGCCGCAACCCGATTACCGTTCACCTTGCACTCTGTCGAGCAATACTTCACAGATCGCCACTTCCGAGTCAAGAACTTCGTAGAACAAACCGGGCACACCAAAGTCTTTGGCACATTAGTTCCACCGCGCTTAGCCCGCAAAGCCTGACAATCTAGGCTGCAGTATTGGCCGAGATCGTCAAACACGATACAGTCAATCCCGAGAGTTCCGCAGCCGTAACACATAGCCCTTCTAGTCTACTCTGTAAAAGTAGGGCGGGTTCAGGAATCTTGTCTATGGTTGCAGAGAACAAGAAGGCTGGGGCGGCGGGTGACGGTCGAAACGTGTTTTAATATTTACCCCACCCCTAGTTGACCCGTACGGGGCCCCTACAGTAGTGGCTTGTTGCCTCGTCTACGGTTGCATTCACGATGAGCTGGTGCGAGCGGGGAGTCCGGGTGTCCTGCGATGAGGTGGTCTGCCTCTATGCTGTCCCCGAACTCGAATGGCTTATTGCATAGGTGGCAGTGGGTGGCTTGGGATTTTATTTGCTTCCTGCGTTTCCTATAGTCAGCGTTATATAACTCACGTTTCTTAGCCTGTCGTTCCGGGGAGTCCACCCGTATAGGCCGACACCCCCCACAGTATGAAGAACCGCGCACCAGGATTCCGCATTTCAGGCAGGGGCTATTGAAATTCATTGTGTCCTGAAGCGTGAACCCAAGACTGCATGACCTCGATGAACTGTGTGATCGTCAAGTCTTCCAGCTTCTCCATGTCCAACTCTGTGAAGGCTTGCTCTGCCGCATCAAACAAGATGAGCAACTCGTCACCTGTCTTGTCATGTTGTGCTGCCTTCAAATCCAGGAACAGGTACAACGGTAGGGAGAAGAAGTTTTGTGCTACCCCTCGGAACGCTGGTGTGATGATCTCTATTGGTGGTCTGTTGTGTGCGCGTTCTGATGCCATCATCTTCGCAAAGTCAATGGGATTTTCATCGGTCACAGTAAGTCAATCTTCCCACGGAACGGCACGCCCGCCTCCAACTCGAAACAGGTCACCGCTGTGGTCGAATCCCCACCACCACCCGACATCCTCGTGAACCAATCCGAACCGTTATCCATCGTGCTCGCTTGCACCCACCAACGCTCACGACCCTCAGCCCCCGAGAATTGCTCCACGCGATGGTGATGGAAGTGCCCGCTCACCATGAGTGTGCTCGCTGCAAGATACGTGTCGTTGAATACTGCTTTAGTCCAGAACGCTTGGAACCCGTCAGGCCGTGCAACCTGGTGGCCGTGAATCGCACCCAGAATGTGTGAGCCGTCACCGAACACATCAAAGGCGAACCCTTCATCATGAGGTTGTGGGACAAGCCAACGATCCACGGGCAGTCCTACTTCGGTGGCTAGTCTGCGAATCTGTTGCAGAATCACAATGCCCCAGTCATCCGTGCCCGGTCTACCCACCGCAGCCTTGTTCACACGGAACTGGCAATGGTTGGAAGCAACCGACCCGTAAGTCACTGAAGCGTACTTGCACGCCAACTTGATGAGATCCCAGATGAGAGCCGAAGCTAAGTCAACCTGCTGCATCGGGCTCAGCGTGTTGGTTATCAACTGATCCATGTCAGCCTTGTTCGACACGCCTTCCACAATGTCCCCCATGTCCAGGATGACTATGTGGTCGTAGTTGCCTGCCTTCAGCTTCTCCTCAATGCGGGCATAGCTGGCATGAATCCGTTGGATGCTCTCCTCATGTCCGCCCCTCGAGCCGCCCTTACCAATCTGGTAATCAGCAGGACAAATCACATATGTGCGAGTGTTACGGGATTTTTTTGGAGGCTTCGGTGTGGTGCGTTTCGCCTGCGCGTACAACGTGGGCAGGTCGAGGTCTGTCACCTTCCTGCGGAAATGGAACCTGTACGCCGTCAGCCACTCCCCATCCCAACGCTGCCACTGCGAAGTCCGTGGTGTGCCCACAATCTCATACTCGTCAGGTGGGTAGCCGCGCTCCAACAGGAACTCGTCAAAGTTTGGGGCTGCAGGTAAACCCTCAGTGGTGGCAATACCCTCGTTACCGTCAAACTGTAGCCCTGGTCGAAAGTCTTTCGGAGCTTTCACCCGCTGTGCAGGCTCGAGGTTCTCTAGCATTAGTCCACCCTACAGACACAGTCATCGCAAGGTCTGTCCCTACGGTCACGAATAATCTTCTCCCCCAACGGGATACCACGGTCAGACAAAGCTTTCCCCAGCGCCCGATGACTCCAAGCATCACGATCTGCGAGAGCAGTGCGCAAAATCTTTTGGTCAACAGTGCTCAGGTTCCCCAACACGGTGCGAATCATGCACGGAAAAACGCGCACCGGAGGAGTCATATCCTCAAGCATTAGCCCTAGTAGTCGCAATCAGTTTGTATGCGACCTCCAAGAACCACGGGTTCAGGTTTCGGGTCAACGCGCACTCCTTCAACGCCAGTGCCAAAGCTCCGCGAATGTCATCGAAGTCCTTATCCCAAATCAGGTTGTCATCCTGCAACAGTCGGGCCGCCTCATAGTAGGGCGCGAACAGGTCATCACTAATCTTGCTTGCTTGCTTCTGCAATGTTGCTTGAACACTCATTGGTGCTTCCTTTCGTAGGTTGATTGGAAGTTTATTCGTGCAGATCTAGGAAATCGAAGGATTGAAACGGCTCGTTATCATATTGTGACAATTCGTTGACACGGATGAAAGCCCCCGGAACCCTCGTGTCCGCGTACACCTTCCACGCCAAAACACGGATCACCTGCGCATCATCCTCATACACAACCCCGGTCAACGAGTCCTGCACGCTCCGAAGCAACTTGTCAATGTCAGGCGGGACAACAGGGTAAGGGCGTTTCACTGTTGACACGGAAGAAGGCCGGTCAAGATAGAACATGACTTCTAACTCAACCGGCCCCGACACTCTGACCCAACCGTTCACCAACACAGAGTGCTCCGCAGCAAC